AAGTTATATGTTCCACTAACTAATGGAGCAATAAAACCATATGTGCTTGTGGTTCCAAGTCCTACGATTTCGTCATAGCTTCTTTCAAAGCTTTCACCTAACCAGTAGTATTCTGTATTAGTTGGAGAAGTAATAGCTGTGTTTGTAAGTATTGGGTTTGTATTGAATACTCTACGAATGTATTTGTCTGAGTCTGAGTTAAGGTTGAATACAGAAGTATAAGAACCAGATGGAGTTGTAACTATTGCTTTAAACTCTGCGTATGGGCCTGTGGAGGCGATGAGAGTATTTGTACCAGTAATTGGTGTAGTTGTATTTGCTAAGTTACCAGAGAGGGCTACAGCGCCTTGTTCAATGTACCAAATAGCTGCGAGTGTACCAGTTACGCTTGAAGCAACAGAACCAGATGGAATAACGAATAAACCATAAGCCCCACCACCAGCATCAGATGAAGCAACTTGTGCTGTTTTCCATCCAGCTTTTGCAGTAGCATCGCCAGTTGGAGTGCTGCTTTGATTTCCTAAAAGTCTTATAACGTTTACAGCAGGAGTATTTTTTAACCAAGCTTGAACAGCGAAAGCAGCGTATGTTGAACCTACATAATTACCATCACGCCATACATCATCACCAGAACGTCCAGCTATTGGTTTTCCAAATGTATCAATCATTTGTGAGAGAGAAGTGATATAAACAGGACGATTAGCTGGTCCTTTTTCAAAACGACCAATGATAGTTGGGCCTACTTGGTTAGAGGTATTTGGAAGTTGTGAGTTATCAATCTCTTGAACTTGAACACCTGGAGAAACGAATCTATATGAGGTTATAGCCATATTTTAAAAACTCCTGCTTTATTTGTAAAATGTCAATAATAAATAGTGGAATGTATATGTAAAGTCATTTTATTCCCTATATTTACTTCTATTTTTTGATAAATTAACGAAGTCTATCTCATCACCCAATATTACATGTTCTCTTGGTATCTTCACTTGTACTGCATTTTCTCTTATTACTATCTTTGGTTTCTCTTGATTTTCACCTTGACCAAATATTCTACCTAATACTTCTATCTCAATTTTAGAAGAATATATCTTGCGTTCAATGTCAAGGTTAGATGAATTATCAGTTACACCAAAGTCTCCCTTTATAAACGCTTCAAACTTATGTTTATCTTTTGAAGTAAATACAAAGTTTCTTGTGTTACCATTCTTTGTAAAAAATGGAGTTATTATTTGGTTTAGTTGTTGTACGTAATCGCATTTAATATGTAAGTTATATACGATATTAAGATGTATTGGAACTGGAACTGTTATGGTTTGGTATACAACTTTTTTATTGTCTTCATAACCTTTAGAGTATAATGGATATACTTTTCTTATTCCATTTTTAGCATTATCTGCGTTTTGGAAGTTAGAAGTTTTAACTTGATTAACTCTTCTCGCAATAGTTAATACTCCACCCTTCTCATCGTTGATTTCTCTTAGATTAGCTGGGAAGGTTCCTGTTTTTGCTGGATCTTTATTTATCGATACTCTTTCAATTGATATCAAAGGAAGCTTCAATAAACCAGAAGTGTCTCTTATGTCTTTGTCGGATTTTATTTGAAAAGACCTCTCAGCAGATTGCCATATAACAGGAACTTTTTTCCATCCTTCTGTTGTGGTAGAGAATACGTTCATATATTCATTTACCCATTCATAGAAAGATTGATCAACTGTTTCAATATTTGAAGGATTAAAATCGAGTTCTTTTGTTTCTGTCATTATTATCCTACAAATATATTGAATGGAACTTTGGAAGCAACCTTTTGAATATTCTCAGACTCATTGGCAACTTGTTCAGTAAGTTTTGGATAAGTCATTTTTTCTAATATTGTCTTTAGTTCTTCTCTAAGTTTCTCTTGTTGTGCTTTTGCTTCAGAGATAAGAGCAGGACCATTTAAAGTAACTGACTCGCCTGGTATTGGAATTGTTGAAAACTTAGATCTTACTTGACCTAATATCTCTTTACACAATGCAAGACAGAATCTACGAATCCATTGCTTACCAATTGAGTTTATATTTTCGTATGGTATATTAGCAAATGGAAGTGTGTTCATATTGTTGATACCATTTACACCAGTTGTGCCTCCAATATTTGTAGAACCAGAAAGAACTATATTTTCTTTCCATCCATCTTCTTGAACGCTGAAGTCAATCCAAAAATATTCTGGTGTAAATGAATTTGGTACAGGAAATATTCTTAATTTGTTATTTATGATTTCATAAGAATAATGTGAGTTTCTTGTGTAGATTGAAGTCTCATATGCCATAGCTTGAAGCTTATTGTGCCATGCTGGAACAACTTCAAAACTTGAATCGTCTGCATACTGACCATAAGTTGACAAGTTACCAATTACGTTAAGACCACCATAATAACCAAAGAATCTCCACATTGATGCTGGAGTTTTATAATAAAATCTTCTTACTGTTATTTTCTTTCCTGCAATTGAACCAGAGAATGCAACAGGGCCTTTTGTTGCTGGATCGTAATTGTTTAATGAAGCAGATTGAATAATAGCTTGTATATCATAATCTTGTACTTCTTCTCTAATAGGTATTGAAGCTGAGTATATTTGAGAGTTCATACCAATACCAGCTTCTAAAGCAAATGCATCACCATATCTTCTTGTTATGTCCAGATTAAACTTTGGATAAGCCAACTCTGCCTTGCCACCAATATTATTTGTTAATTCACCATCTTGATCAAAAGTACCAGTTGTTTTACCTAATAAAGCTGGTAAAGCATTTTGTGATTGATGTAAGTTAATAAGATATGAATATTCTAATACTGCTTCTTCATATGCAGCATAAACATTTCCTGTTGTTAATTCAATATCTAATATATCACCACCAAGCTTTTTATACACATATGCAACTTGATCTGTTGCACCAGATATAAATGCTGGTGAATTAGAATAAATTCCAAATGGTAATGCAGAAGCAACATCGGCCAAATTACCAGCAGATGGGAGAACAATTGCGCTTAATGTGCTTGCAGGGGTTAGGATAGGTACGGCCATAATAGTAAATAGTATGAAAAAAAGAAACCCCCCAAACCTTTCGGAATGGAGGGCTTCTTTTTTAATCTATATTAGATTAGGAGCCGCTTTCGCCAAGGAGGCCACGGACGATAACAAGACCGTACATATCTGGTCTTACCATCTTCTTAGCGTAACGGGTCATTACGCCCTTACGTGGTACGAAGTCCTCTTGACCAAAGATGGTTGGAGTGACTTGGAGTGGTACGTATGGTGCATAAACGTAGCCGCTTTCAAGGAAGGAGTTACCCTTACGACCGACGAGAATGACGTTACGGAGGAAGTCAGCAGCAACGTAGATATCAAACTTCTTGGAGATTGAACCAACGTTGACAGCGCCCATTTCGCCCTTATCATCATCGTGAGTTACTTTGGCACGGAAGCCAGAGGTGAACTCAAGAATGTTTGCAACTTCTGGACCACAAACGATGAAGTTTGCACCACCACGAAGAGTCTTTCTGTGGATTTGAGCAGATACATCATTGATTGTTTCAATGAGGGTTTCATACCACATTGAGACTGTACCTGTGAAGTCTGGAGCTTTTGTTGAAGCGCCAACTTCTACGCCAGTTGTACGATTGACGAACAAGCCTGGTGAACGTGACCAGTAGAATGTACCAGCGGTTGCACCTTTGATGAGGTCTTCAAGAATCTCACGATCAATTTCAAGTGCTACGTGCTCAGAGAGAATTGAGGTAAGCTCAACTTCTGCATCGAGGTTGTGGTAAGCATTGAGATCTTGACCGAGTTCTGGGGACCATTTAGCTTTGAGTTTCTTGGTTACAGCAGTTACGGAGATTGATTCAACTTTGATATCAATTTCTGGGATTGTAGTTTGTGCTTCAAGACCCCATGTGTTTGTACCTGCGATAGCGCCGAGAGCATCAACACCTGCTGGTGAGGTTGTAAACTTATCAACAATTGGGAATGAACAAGCTGAAACTCCTGCAAGGGCTGTATTGCAATTTGCTGCTGTCATTGAACCAGTACCTTCTACAACAAATAGTAATTTGGTAGAATCTGTTGGATCTGTTCTTGTAAGACGACGAACTTGACGACCACTACCGAGTGATGTAAGAGTTACTGTAACAAGGTCTTTGACATTGAATTGTTGTGCTGTCAATGAAGAGAGAGCTACTGTACCAACTGCGAATGCTGAACCACTTGCAAGATCTGCATCAAATCTGAGAAGTGATGAAAGTTCATAAGCGTCTGTTGAGGCTGCTTCAAACAATGGAATACCACCATCTTGTACAGTACCAGAAGCAACTACTGTAAATGTTAAGCCAGTAGCTGAGCCTGTTGGTGAGGAGAAGCCGTTGTTGAAGTTGTAGAAACCCTTATCAGCGTTTGCACCAGTTAAGCTAACACCGCCAGTAACTTGACGACCAACTACGCCTTGAGCGTATACGGAATCGCCTGCTGCGTAACCTAATCTTGGGGAAGCAACACCTTCTGCGGAGATTGTGAAATCAAGGAAGAAGATAAGACCGCTTGGGAGGCTCATTGGTTGTACTGAAACGAGATCATTTGCAACTAATGAAGCGAATACTCTGCGAACGATTGGGAATGCTACGGAAGCAAAACCTTCAACATCGCCACCTGACATTGTTGAAGACTCACGAAGAAGTTCTTTTGCTTGGTTCTCAAGAAGAACGGCCATGCCAGCACGTTTACGATCATCAGAGATACCTTCTAGAAGACCTGTTTTTTCCCACTTGGTAAGAAGGGCAGCGCCTTCTCTTTGAAGGTCACGGCTAACCATACCTTCAGTTAATTTTTGAACAATAGACATATTATTTAACTCCTTAAATTATTTTTTAATACCTGCTAAAATTTGCATTCTCTCTAATACGGGAGCTTGAGTTTCCTCTTTTTCTCTTCTATTAGAGATTGAAGATAGAACATTTCTTGTTACTGCTTCGTTCAGAGATTTAGGTGCATTATTTGAATTTGCACTCACTACTGCACTTTGAAGAGTTTCAAAGATAGTTTTTGCTTCGTCTGGTGTTTTAGCGTTTGAAAGCGTTTCGACAATCTTATTTTTTTGTCGCTCATTCAAGGAGGCGTTGCTTAAAACGCGATTTGTATAGAGAAGCTTAGCGTTAGACAAAGCAAATGAGTCAAGCTTCTCTTTCAAAGTAGAAACAACATTTTCATATTGATCTACTTTGTTTGAAAGTTTTACAGCTATAGTTGCTGCTTCTTTCAATTCTTTCTTTAATTCTTTTTCTGTCTTTCTAAGTTTAGCATTTTCTTCTTTTTCTAGTTTTATTTGCTCTTGAGCCTTAGAAAGTTTTAGATCGTGTACAGTATGGTTTGTTGGATCGAAACCATAACTTGAACCTTTATATCCGTTATAGTTACTTGGGTCTAAACCACCAATATTAACTTGTGTTTCTTCTTCTAGAAGTTCATCATCAAGTTCATATTCTTCTTCTGTTTCTGATTCTTGTAAAAGTGATGCATCAAGTTTATAAACTCTTTTCTCTTGTAAACCAGCTTGCATTTGTGTTGGTGGAGAATTTGGAGAAGCAACTGAGCCATAAAGGTCTTCTCTGCTCATTAGACTGTCTTTTTGGTCGTGTGGGGTAGCTTCCATGTTAGAAACTTCATCAGCTAATTGATTAACGTCTAATTTTATTTTTTGTTGTTCATCTTCGTCTGGGCAAGAACAAAGTTTCTCTCCGTCAGTTGAAGCTAAATTGACACCTTTTATTTCTGGTTCAGCAGATGGAGCAGCGCCGCCCATATCTGGTACTGCTGGTGTTCCTAAAGCAGCTTCCTCTTGCTCTAATAGAGTTTTCAAAGCATCTTTAATTTCAATAGAATACTTATCAAGAATAGAAGCTTCTGCATTTTTTAGTGCAGCTTCCTTAAGAGCATTTGCATCAATAATAGCTTGTTCCAGCAAAGAAGACATTAATAATTCTCCAAATATAAATAATCAAAAATAAATAGTATAGTTTTTCATAAAAAACCATAAATATTAAATTATTGATACAAATGACTTAGCTCTTGCCACCAATTGATCATTTGAATTATAAAACTCACACAAACTTTGGTCTTCATGTGTATATTGTTCAACTACAACTATTTGTCCATTTACACTAATTGTTGGTTGATATTGATAATGATTAGTTATTTTAATTTTTGAAATTTGATAACCATCTTGAAGCAAATTTAAAATATAGTCGTGTATTGTCATATTATGCCTTTAGAAATATACATTCTGCTACAGAAACAGTTGAACCACCAACAATAAAGCCAGACGTAACACCAGAAACAGTTAGTTTTGTAGCACATAAACCAGAACTAAACATCAACATTTCTCTTACTCTACCACAAAATAAACTGCTTCCATTTTCTAAATAAATTGGTAATCTAACGAACTCGGAACCTAAATTTTTTAAAGTATTAACGGCTGAAGGTGAGTTAATTGCAACATTAAATCTTGTTAAAGTAGTTACAGAATTTGTACCAAAATTCATATAATATGTATGAGAATTTCCAGCACTTGCTATATGCCTAAATAAAGAGTTGGTACCAAAATTAAGATAAGCGTGTGGAGTACCACCGGGATTGTTATAGCCAGTTGTTGATAAGCAATAAATTTTACCATCTGATTCTGCTGTACTTGCATTTGAACTTTCTGGGTCTAACATTGCCCCTGCGATACTAAGATAAGTTGTTCCAGTAGAAGTTTCCCCTATCACCATTACTGTATCTTGACTTTCATATACATGAATCGAAGAAACAGCAGGACAAAAACCTGTATAGCCAGAAAATTGTCCTGTTCCAAACGGATTTGCATCGGTCCAACTTGTAAAACTTCCAGCATTTTTACAAATACCAAAAATAGTTCTTGCAGTTGTATATGTATCTGGAGATATCATAGTTGGTGCTCCAGTAGCTCCACCAGCATATATTATTTTTTGTCCAAGAGTTGATGTTACTGGTGTCAAACCAACTGCAACTATAGTGCTGGAAGATAATTGTGTTGTTGGCGTCCAAGCAACACCAGAACCTACTACTCTTGAAGAACCATCTGAATATGTCGTACTATTAAATGCATTATAAAGTGCGGATATACTTCCAGATACTGTAACTGCTGGTGTGTTAAACTTACCAATATATTTATATGTTAGTGTTGCTAAACTCATTATGAAACTGTCCCATTGTTTACATAAATAGTTTCGCTGTAATTTAATATTTGTCCATCAATAACAAATTCAGCAAACTGAGCTGTTTGAAACGATACACCCAACGACATAACAACCCAAGCAAGTTGGTTATTTACCCATCCAAGAACATAACTTGAACGATTCTCTGATGGTGGCGATAATACGGACGGAGTTGATGCTGTATTATAATAAGGAACTCCATCACTTGAAGATGGAAATTGTTTTGCACTTAAAACATCAACTGAAGAAGATAAAGAAGTAGCACTAATTGTTAATTCTTTATTTACACCATTAGAATCACTATCTGTTGTTGAAGTGGTAATAACGATACCTTCACCAGCTTTTATTTGTAAAGAGTCAGAGCCTGTTGCTACTAATGTTGGTTGTCCATTTACAAATATATTTTTGTAATGTGAACCAATTGATATTTCTATCTCATTTGTTGCAGATTGTGAAACTTGAAAACCTGTATTGTTATCAAACTTTATTTTTGATACTTTATTATCGAATGAAATACCTTCCGCACTTGTGCCAGAGACTGAGAGACTTATTGGTAAGCCAACCCAATTTGATGCTGTTATTGTTGAAAGAGATATTGTATCAGCAAGATTCAAAGTTACAGCACCAGTAGCTCCCCCACCAGATAAGTTTGTTCCAGCAGTTACAGAAGTTATATCTCCACTTCCTCCACCGCCTCCACCAGAAACTCCTTCCAATAAAGAACCATTACCAGCAAAGAATGAAGCACTAAGTTGACTTGGAGTTATTGAAGCAACAAGAGTTCCACTTACATAAAAATTAATTTGATCATCGCCAAATTCAATTTTAGTATTTCTTTCTGGATCATCTGCTGCGATCAAATCGCCAATTACTTGAGTTTGTTTATTATAACCATATGCCATGATATATATAGATAGATAAAAAGAAAAAGGGGGTATCCCCGAAAGGATACCCCCCAAAATTCTAACCCAGAATAATAAGGATTAGAAGACCATCCATGCAGAACCGTCCCATACTAATGAAACGGCGGCGCTTGGAGACTCAAGAACGATTGAGGCAGCGCCGTCAATTGTTCCACCAACTTGTGCTGCAACGATAACGCTGCTTGCTGCACCAACACACTTGATTCTGTGTTCTTGTCCAGTTACTGGAGCAGATGGAAGTGTGAGGGTGATGTTAGCAGAAGCTCTGGTAACGTTCTTGCTGATTGTAGCGTCTGCGGCTTTGGTTTACATACCGAGAAGCATTGCGCCTTCAAGGTTGCCATAGTATGTACCAGCTTTCATTGAAGGAGCTACTAATGGAAGTGATGAGGAAAGAGCATTTCCAACATCAGCAACAGCAGCAGCGGTCTTCAATTCGGCATAATCACCAAGTTGGATACCTTGATTTGCAGCAAATGCAGCAGAACCAGAAGCAATCTTGACAAGTGCATCAGCAACATCAAGATTTGTGGTGTTGATGTAAGTGGTTGTACCATTTACAGTCAAGTTACCGCTGATTGTTACATCATTTGCGAAGGTTCTTGCACCAGAGATTGTTGACTTAAGAGCAACTTGATCAGCATTGATTTCAAGTGCATCACCGTTAACAGCAACATCAAGAGTGATTGATGAACCAAGTGATACTGAACCGCCACCAGAAAGACCTGAGCCAGCAGATACTGTTACTGAGCTATTGACAAGTTTACCATTTTCAATAGCGCCAGAAAGCATGTTGTTGGTAACACCAAGACCTCTAACTCTTAAAGTATCAGCATTGATTTCGATAGAAGAGTTATCAACATTTACGTTAAGAACACTTACGTCACCTTGAGCACCAGCTACGAAACCAAGACCTTGACCAGCTACTGAGGATGAAAGAAGAATTCTATCATTCTTAACGGCCATTGCGCCAGTTGTCATTACATCAAGAACACCAGCGGAGAAGCCAAGACCAGCACCAGCTACTGAAGCTGTAAGTGCAAATTGTCCAGTTGCGCTGTCGTATTTGACGCCTTCAGCAGCAGAGAGATGTGCTCTAACTTCGGAAGATGATGGACCAGTATATGTGAATACACCAGTTGCGCTGTTGTAAGCGAATGAACCATCACCACCAGCGTCAACGGCTGAGAAGTGTGCTCTTGCTTCTGCTGCTGATGGACCTGTGTAGCTTATTACGCCTGTTGAAGCATTGTAGCTAAGTGAACCATCACCACCATTGTCAGTTACAGAAACTACTGATCTTGCTGAACCTGTGAAGGCAGCAGCAGAAACACCGATTGTACCAGTTGTATCATCGAATGTTACAAAGTCTGAACCTTCAACGAAATCAGCTACTACATCGCGAATTGAGCCAGAAAGACCAGCAGCAATTTCAACAGTATCTACGCTAAGAACACCAGAACTCCAAGCAAGACCAGCACCAGCGATTGATGATGTTACAGCAAATTGACCACTAGCAAATGAAAGACCATCGCCAGCAGAAAGGTGTGCTCTTACTTCTGATGCAGATGGGCCTGTGTATGTGATTACGCCAGAACCAGAATCATAAGTAAGGGAGCCGTCGCCACTTACATCATTTACAGATACAGCGGCTCTTGCTCTTGCGTCTGTAAAGTATTTATTAGTAGCGTTTTCAGCAAGATCTGCTGTATCGAATGCATTAAGTTCTGCAATCTTTGTAGAAGCAATGCTACCAGCAAGTTTATCATTTGTAACAGCCAAATCTTTAATTTTTGCTGTCTCAACTGCATCAGCAGCTAATTTACCTACTGTAACATTTAAATCAGCAATTTTGATTGTTGTAACGGCTGCGTCAGCTAATTCTGCTGTATTAATTTCACCAGCAGGAAGTTGTACGGAACCTGTGACAGTAAGACCACCAGAATCAACGGTAAGACCTTCTTCGGCAACCAATGAACCAGAGTGTCTATATGCACCTACCGAAAATTTATAAGCCATATATTATATTCTCCTTGTTGTAATAGAAAAGGGCGACACCTTATGAGAACATAAAATGTCGCCCTTCCCAATATTATATAGTCTTGACAAGTATGAAAAACTATGTTAGGCAAAATAAATTTTTAATATATAAACCACTTGTTATTTCCATTTGTATATACGTTCAAAGAAGCATAAGGAGAATCAACAACCATTATATCTTGTCCGTCTACTGTATCTCCGTTTTGGGTATCAATAATAATATTTCTTATGTTTGCCATACCACCTTCGTCTTTTATTATGTAAGTTCTACCGTTTACTGACCCACTTGCAAATGGTAGACTGATTATTACTGAGCTTGTGGCATTGTATGTGTCTACGCCTATGAAGTATTCAGCTCTTCCCATTATATAAGAAGAGGAAATAACCGTTCTATTTACAATAAGACTATCAATCTTCAATAAGGTTGACTCAAAATAATCAGCCGTAATACGATTAGTTACTTGTTGATCACCTATCATTTTTGGTTTAGATTTGAATGTTTTGTAACCCATTAGAACAAGTTCCATCCTGTTGAAGATTTATATAAACTTACAGCACCGTGATCTACATCAATAACTACGTGTGTAACCTCATCCACAAAATTACCAGAAGAAGCAGATATAGTTACTAATCTTATATCTGCAAATCCTTTTTCATCTTTTATGTGCAATATCCTTCCATTAGTTGTTGAAGCTATTGTAGGAAGAGTGACTGTTATGCCTGTGTAATTTGTATCTACACCAATAAAATAGTCGTCTGCTTGTACTGTATAGCTTGATGTTATCAATATTGTTTTGTTTGTTACAGCAGAACTTTGTAAAGAAATTGTACTGCCATTTACTAACAAACTACCACTTATATAGACAGAACCAGTTATATAAACGGAATCATTTGCATTATCACCTAAGTATGTATTATTTTTTACAACTAGGTTATTGCTTGCTGTAATATTTGTAAATAGCCCATTTGCAGTTGGGTTGTAAGTAGAAGCAGAACCAGTAGAAGTTGAAGTTGTAACTCTTTTTGGTTTTGTTGTATTTGCTGTAAATTGTGGATTGAATGTTCCTTCTCTCGCACGAATACAATTTGCAACTATCTCAAATTTATTTTCAATCTGTCCAAATAGTTGTTTTGGTTCATTTAGTTTTACTATTTCGTAATATCTATCGCCATATAAAACAAAGTCACCTTCACGAACATATAAGTCTTGGTCTTCTGTTAAACGTTTTTTATGGAAGTGTATTTCTATTGAAGTACCCTTATCTATACCCATGTTTTGAGTAAATGACTGAGTTTGACCTTCCCATTTAATTAAAGCATATACTCTAATTGGTGGGAGAAATGTTTTTTGTATTGCCTCGCCATAAAGAGGATGAAAATCGGATCTGTCAATATCAACTGCAAAATAAGCAACTTGCTGTCCAATGACTCTTTCAATAAGTTCGTCATTGACTTGCTTAACTAAATTGCGTTCCTTCTCCCCCGTAAACATTGGAGGAGGAGGATTAGCAGGTTGCTCCCATTGGGTATCCGATTTCTTTTTACGTGGCATTATCTATAAATAGAACAAATTTTATAAATTACTACCAGTATCTATTGTCTCTTCGTAAACATGCGGAAGAATCCAATTTTCTTGAATAGCAATTTCTCTATAAGGTAACGGAACACCTTTAAAAAATGCAACACAGCCATTTTGTTTTGCAAGATCTGTTAATTGTTCATCAGTTTGTTCTATAGAACCAAATAATATTTTTTGAGTCATTTTTTACCTTTATGCTTATTATGCATAACTATTGATTACTGCAATGCCAAGTTCGCCAACAGAACCAGTACCGCCACCACCAGCGCCTGTACCACCAGAACCACCATTTGACGTAACTACTCCACAAGAAGCAGAAGGAGTGGAAGTTGTCAAAGTAATAAAACCACCTTGCCCTCCTCCTCCGCCGCCAGCTACAGCATCACCAGTAGATACTGCATTGGAACCGTTTCCTCCATTACAACTTATCGTTCCATTGTTTATGAGAAATTTAGTCACTAGCCATACTATACCTCCACCAGAGCCGCCAGCACCAGATGTTGCTGTACCAGTATTTAGTAAAGTTGAACCACCACCGCCGCCAGCGCCGCCTGTCCAGCCACCAGCGGTACTTGGAAAAATTGTAGTAGGCCAGTTTTGAAATTGAATAAGCTGTGTTCCAGCAGATGAGCCACCACTAGATTGACCAAAACCGGGAAGAGCGTCGCCGCCGAGTCCGCCTTTTCCAAGAACGCCTAATGAATTTCTTGAAGTTCTCGCAGCAGAAGCTGCACCACCATTGTTACCAACTCCAGATGTATTTCTTCCATTGCCACCACCGCCAGAACGACCATCTAATGGATTTCTTTGTGCTAAAGCGGTTCCCGCAGTCGAACCAGATGCATCAAGTCCATTATCATTATAAGAACCTCCAGCATTTATAGTTGTTGTTCCAGAAACAAATGTTGGGTATCCGTTTGGTTTAAAAATAGTACCAGAAGGTATTGTTAAAGAAGATAAGTTTAAAGAATATGTTTGGGTATATGTTCCTACAGTAGTAAGTGAACCATCGATACCAGAACCCCAAAACGTTGGAGCTAATGCTTGTGCTGATGAAGTTATCAATGATATTTGCTGTAAAACCCACGAACCGCTTACTAAAACTAAATTGTTAGCCATTAGAATGTACCTGCTATGTAGAATTGATTTGCACCATTGCTTATAAGCGTTACAGAACCAGAATTTGTTGCTATTATAAATCCAGTAGCACCATCAATAGTCTGTGAACCACTTGGTCTAATAAGAATATTATTTGTTCCTGCGTTACCTCCAATATCTTTGAATATTAGAGTTTGTCCTGCTGGATAAGTTGCTGCTGAACCTAAGCTTGCAGTAAGTGCAGAGCCTGTTGTGCTCATTCCTATAAAGTAAGCAGAAGTTGGTACAGCAAAACTACCAGTATAAGTTAGGTATCCCGCTTTGAGAGCACCAGAGCCAAGAATGTTTCCGCCAATTGTAGCGTTATTTGCAACCAATATTTCGTTTGACGATGTAAGTACAGAACCAGTTACAGTTCCAAATCTACCAATAGAACCAGATACTGTACCATTTTCATCTATAACACCAACAATGGTGCTTGAAACATTTCTTACTTGTATTGGCTTACCTGTTGTTCTAAAGCCAGAAGATACTGCTTCTGCAACTATTGTAGAACCAGAAACAACTGCTAATGAGCCTGTAAGCCTAACTTGTGTTCCATCAAATGTTAAGTTTGCTGAGCCATTTAAAGCACCAGCATTATTATATTGAATAGTTTGATTTGCACCAAATGCAGGAATACTATTAGCAGATATCGCAGATGCAGTTAAAGTCGTGAATAAAGCTGTTGAACCTGTAATAACAGAGCCACTAATTGTACCAAAGCTTGCTCTACCAGAACCTGTTATATATCCACCATCAATATCTAGAGAACCAGTTCCTATCATATTAAATGAACCAGTCAATGTTAGAGTATTTGTATCAAATGTTAAGTTTGCAGAGCCATTGAACACGCCAGAGTCATTGAATTGAATTTGATGTGTTGAGCCGCCTGGAGTTGCTGATGAGCCTCCCCCGCCGCCGCCATTTGAAGTTGCTCTAAACAAACCACCATTTACAACTTT